CTAATTCTAAATTATCTTTAAGTCAAAGAAAATGGATTAATCCATCGAATGGTAAAGAAGTTGGTTATACACGTGCAAAAAACTTAGGATTAATATGAAAATAGGATTATGTGGTACAGTCTCAGTTGGCAAAACTACTTTAGTTAAAGCATTATTAGAATTAGATGTATTTAAGAATTATGAAGGTTTTGTTGAACGTTCTAAATATTTAAATGAACTTGGTATTCCATTAAATATAGATTCTAGTATTAAAGGTCAATTAATATTTATGGCTGAACGTGCTCGTGAGTTATTTCATGATAATTTAATTACTGATAGAACTATATGGGATGTTTGTGCTTTCACTCATAATGCTGATTCAATAGGGTATTATCAAAAAGTTCTATTAGCTGATTCAGCTATGTTATTAGCTGATGAATATGATGTTGTTTTTTATATTTCACCTGAAGGTGTAGATATTGAAGATAATGGTATTCGAACTACTGATTCCGAATATAGAGATAAAATTGATTTAACTATTAAAGAATTATTACGCTTATATAAACCTAAACGTCTAATTGAGCTTAAGGGTAGTACAGAAGAGCGAATAAAAGTTATACTAGATGAAATTGGTGAATATTTATAATAAAATAAATTTAAAACTAAATGGTAAAAAATAAATTAAGAGAATTAATTAGTAAATTAGTTCGTGAAGAAATGTTAGGTGAAGATAATACTGCCTTTGTTACTACATCTAAAGGTAGAGAAGCTATCTCATATAAAGATACTAAAGAATTAAATGCTATTAAAGGTAATGCTGATGTTAAAGGTATCGAAACAGCAAGTGGAGAAAAATTAAAAGAAATGGCTCGTGCTTCTGAAGTATTTTATGCCTTAAAGCCCGATTTCAAAAATGACCTCCAGAATGCTCAAAGTAAATTATCTAAATCTGAATTTAGAAGCTTAGTAGATATCGTTAAAGTATTAAAAGATGCTAATGCTGCTTTAACAGCTAATGATATTTTAAAAAAACACAACGAACAAAATCCTGATCGCCAATACGCATCACAACAATCTTTTATTCGCCCATTAGTTATCGGAGCCATAGGTAAGAAAAAAATTGGATATGATGATCTTCCATTTAAAGCTTCTCAAAAAGATGTTTCAACATCATTTGAAAAAGCAACTAATGTTGTAACCCCATCAGAAAAGCGTGGAGAAAAATTTGGAAGAGATGTAGAATATACACCATCAACTTTATCTAACCCAGATTATGAAATACCAACTGCCCGAACTGATTTAGCTACTAAGATGTTAGATTATAAACGTGCTCGTGAGGCTTATCGTAAAGCCGAAAAACCTGAAGAAAAACAAAAATATTTAGATAGATTACAATCAATAGCTAATAATCCAGAAATGGGGAAAGAAATTGCTCAACAGTATATGGATGGGTATATTGCCACCCAAGATCCTGCTACTTTATCAGCTTATAAGAAATATAAAGACGAAATTGAAAGAGAATCATCAAAACGTAAAAATAAACCAAAATATAAAGTTCCATCATTTTCTAGTAGAAACCAAGATGTAACAATAGATAATCCTGAGGAAACAGAAGAAGATTAAGATTTTTCATAATAATGTTTGTTTATTAGATAACCTACTTATAGTAGGTTTTTCTTTTTCTATATATTTATATATAACTATTATATATAATATGACTGATCAACAACAAGATATAAAAAATATAATTAGACAAGAATACGTTCGTTGTTCTCAAGATCCAATACATTTCATGAAGAAATATTGTATGGTTCAACATCCAACAAGAGGACGTGTTAGTTTTAATTTATATCCATTTCAAGAAAAAGTATTAAAATTATGGTTAAAACATGATTATAGTATTATTAATAAATCTCGCCAATTAGGTATATCTACTCTAGCTGCTGGTTTTTCATTATGGACTATGATATTCCATAAAGATAAAACAATTTTATGTATTGCAACCAAACAAACTACAGCAGTAAATATGGTTGATAAAGTACAGTTTATGTATCAACAATTGCCAAGTTGGTTGAAAGGTAAAGATAAACCTACATCTGATAATAAATTATCATTAAAATTAACTAATGGATCCCAAATTATAGCTTCATCAGCTGCTGGAGATGCTGGTCGTTCATATGCTGTATCTTTATTATTAATAGATGAAGCAGCCTTTATTGAAGGTATTGATAGAATATATACTAGTATTAAACCTACAATTTCAACTGGTGGTGGATGTATTGCTTTATCATCACCTAATGGTGTTGGTAATTGGTTTCATAAAACATGGGTTTCATCTCTAAATTCAGAAAATGATTTTATCCCTATTAAATTACCATGGAATGTACATCCAGAACGTGATGATGTTTGGTTTGATCGTGAAAAACAAAATATGGGACCTAAAGAAATCGCTCAAGAATACGAGTGTGATTTCTTAGCATCCGGTAATAATGTTATTACTAATGATATTATTGAATTTTATGAAAAAACATATGTAATAGATCCGGTTGAACGGCGAGGAATGGGTGGTGATTATTGGATTTTTGAATATGCTAATCCAACAGAAACTTATGTAGTTTGTGCTGACGTTGCTCGTGGAGATGGAAGTGATTATTCAACATTCCATGTTATAGCTACTAAAGAATATAGACAGGTAGCTGAATTTAAATCTAAAATAGGTACTCGTGAATTTGCTCGTCTATTAATTACAGCAGCAGCTGAATATAATAATGCTTTACTTGTAGTAGAAAATGCAAATATTGGTTGGGATGTAATTAATACAATTATTGAAAATGGATACCCTAACTTATATTATTCTCCAAAAGGAACTGATATGTCTATTGATAGTTTTGTTTCTAGAATGGATAATAATCAAACAGTTCCCGGTATCACTAATTCAACCCGAACTCGACCTTTATTTATTTCTAAATTAGAAACAGCATTACGTGAACGTCAATTTGTTCTTCAATCAAAACGTATTATTGAAGAGTTAAGAACATTTATATGGGATGGTGGTAAAGCCCAAGCTCAAAATGGGTATAATGATGACTTAACAATGGCTTTATCTTTTGGATTATATGTTAGAGATACAGCTCTTATATATCATCAGAATGGTATGGATATCACTAAAGCAACCTTAAATTCATTTTCTATCTCTCAACCTAATACTGTTGGACTTTCACAAGATTTAGCTTCTAATTCATGGAAAATGATAGATACACACGGAAATAACTATGATTTGGATTGGTTATTATAGGTTCTTAATTATATTTAATATTTATAATATATAATATATGCCGAACATCATAATATGAGTATAGATACAAGTCTTTTTGGACGATTAAAAAGGTTATTTTCAACAGATGTAATAATCAGAAATATAGGGGGTGATCAACTAAGAACTATCGATGTTGATCGTTTACAAACCTATGGTAATATTCAAACCAATTCATTAATTGATAGGTTTAATAGAATACATGCCGGTAATTCAAAGTTAGCTTATACGCCCTTAATGAATTACCAAACACTTCGTACTTCATTATATACTGATTACGAAGCTATGGATACAGATGCTATTATTGCATCTGCTTTAGATATTATAGCTGATGAAGCTACGTTGAAAAACGAGCAAGGAGAAGTATTACATATTAAATCGTCAAATGCTAAACTACAGCGTGTATTATACAATTTATTCTATGAAGTATTAAATATAGAATTTAATTTGTGGTCATGGATTAGAACAATGTGTAAATATGGTGATTTTTATTTACATTTAGATATAGCCGAAAAATATGGTGTTTACAATGTAATGCCTTTTTCAGTATATGATGTTCAAAGAGAAGAAGGTAGTAACCCTACTAATCCGTCTTATGTTCGATTCAAAATTAATATGAATCAAGCTTACGGTTATGCTACAAATACAAATCGTGATGATTATTTTGAGAATTATGAAATTGCTCATTTCAGACTAATATCAGATCCATCATATTTGCCTTACGGTCGTTCATATCTGGAACCAGGTCGTAAAATATTCAAGCAATTAAATTTAATGGAAGATGCGATGTTAATTCATCGTATTATGCGTGCTCCTGAAAAACGTATTTTTTATACTAATATAGGAAATATTGCTCCAAATGAAGTAGATTCATATATGGAGAAAATGAAGCAACGTATTAAAAAAGTACCATATGTTGATCCAACAACTGGAGAATACAATTTAAAATATAATATGATGAATCTAACGGAAGATTTCTTTATTCCGCTTAGAGGAAACGATAGTACTACTAAAATAGATACATTAAAAGGTTTAGAATACACAGCAATAGAAGATGTAACTTATTTACGTGATAAATTATTTGCTGCTTTACGTGTTCCTAAAGCTTTTATGGGGTATGAGAAAGACTTAACAGGTAAGGCTACACTTGCTGCTGAAGATATTCGTTTTGCCCGTACAGTAGAACGTATTCAAAGAATTATTGTATCTGAATTAACTAAGATAGCTTTAGTTCATTTATATACTCAGGGATTTGATAATGCTGAATTAACAAATTTTGAATTATCATTAACAACTCCATCAATTATATATGAACAAGAAAAAATTGCTCTATTAAAAGAGAAAGTTGAATTATCTAATAATATTATATCTAATAATTTATTACCATCTGATTATATATATCATAACATATTCCAATTCTCAGAAGATGAATATGCACAATATCGTAATCAAATTATTGAAGATAAAAAACGTTCATTTAGAATAACTCAAATTGAAAGTGAAGGTAACGATCCTACAGAATCAGGAATATCATTTGGTACACCACATGATTTAGCTTCATTATATGGTAAAGGACGTTACGGTCAAGGTGAGGTACCGGTAGGATATGATGAAAAAGAATTAGGTCGTCCTCAAGAAAAAGTATCCAATTATGGTACTCAAGATCATGCTTTAGGTAAAGATCCAATTGGTTCTAAAGATATGACCGAACCTCTAAAATCATCAGCTGGTACTGGAGCTACATGGACTTTGGAAAATAATACGGCTTCTATTGAATGGTTAAAAAATAAATCTATGTTAAATGAAATTAAATTTAAAAAGGTAAATGCAATGGCTGAACCTTCTGTTTTAGATGAATCAAATATTAAAGATATATAAATTAATTAATATTTATAACAGAATAATAATAAGACATGCTTAAATTAAAGAATTCCAAATATAAAAATACAGGTATTTTATTTGAACTTCTAATCCGCCAAATATCTAGTGATATTTTATCTAATAAAGATTCACATGCTGTTTCATTAGTAAAAAAATATTTCTCAAAAACGGAATTAGCTAAAGAACATAAATTATATCAAACTCTAATTAATATAAATTCATTATCTGAAACAAAAGCAGAGTCATTGATTGAAACTATTTCACGTTTATCTGAAAGATTAAACAAATCAATACTAAGAAATGAAAAATATAATTTAATTAAAGAAATTAAAGATAATTACGATTTAGAGAATTTCTTTAAAGCTAAAATTCAAAATTATAAAGTAAATGCGGCTGTATTTAATTTACTAGAAGCTCATAATTCATCTGATTTTATCCATCCTAAAGTAATAATTGATAATAAA